ATATTTGTAATCAGATAAGATGAGTATCCCAGAACTTTTCAATTTCATCCAAGAAAACAATGTTAAACTCATTGAAGAAAATACTGATACTCTTGAAGTTATAAGCACTTTCCTTGACCAATCGCATGATGACAATGCTTTTTTTATCGTGCAACTCAATAAAATTATTCAACAATATAAAAATTGGAATGAACTTCTTCCAAGAATTAAACCATTCTACGCTGTCAAGTGCAATCCAAACCCAGCCATTATTCAACTTCTCAAACACTATGATGTTGGATTTGACTGTGCCAGCCAGGATGAAATACGAATGGTTCTTGACCAAGATGTAGATCCAGAAAATATTATTTTTGCAAATCCTTGCAAAGCCAGTGGTCAAATTAAATATGCACGCGCAGAGGACATTGATTTGGTGACCTTTGATGATATTCACGAATTATTGAAAATTAAATTATATCACCCAGATGCCAAACTTGTCATCCGAATCAAAACGGATGATTCAAAGTCTGAATGTAAATTCAGTTGTAAGTTCGGGGTGGCCTTGGAGGATGTTGAAGAAATTCTTCGTTCAGCCAAGGCTATGATGCTCGATGTCGTAGGTGTTTCTTTCCATGTCGGGAGCAATTCGAACGATCCAGAAACATTCTACAAATCCATCAAAGATGCCCGAGATGTCTTCGAAATTGCGGAGAAGATTGGTTTCAATTTCAATCTCCTTGATATTGGCGGTGGATTTCCAGGATTTCATCGCGAAGGTGCCGCAACATTCGAAGATATGGCCAGAGACATCAATATCGCAATCGACGAATTTTTCCCAGAAGAAGATGGGGTAAAGGTCATCGCCGAACCAGGACGCTATTTTGTGTGTTCCTCACATACTCTCGTCACCAACATTATCGGAAAGAAGGAATTTGTTAAAAATGATAAAAAAACTTTGGCATACACCCTCAATGATGGTGTATATGGTTCATTCAATTGCATCTATTTTGACCACGCCCATCCAGTCATTTTACCGTATAATGAACGAGATGGTAAACTTTACGAAACTAAAGTGTTTGGTCCAACCTGTGACTCAATTGACACGATATGTGAGAGTTGCAAACTCCCTGACCTCGCCATCGGTGAATGGGTATATATTGAAAACTTTGGTGCCTACACCTCCGCAGCGGCCAGCACCTTCAACGGGTTTCAAACAACAAAATGTGTCTATTGTTTGTGTTAATAGCACCTAAGTTAGGATGAATCTAGAACATTGTAAGAATCACAATCATGTATGCAAATATTGCCAACAACACCTTTTCATATCTTTTAACACTCGATGATTTCAGAAAAAACTATCCAGAAGAATTCAAACCATCATGGATAAAGATTACCACAATCACAATGGTTTCAAGTTTCACACATGAAATCGACATACCAAAACTGAGAGAAGCATTTACAAAGGCAGACACTTTAAATTTAAGAATGCGGGGTTCAAAAACAGAAGAATTTTTCAAATGGTCTTTAAAGCCAACAACTTTTTACAATCAAATAACTTTAGTGTACAGAGACACGTATAGCACAAAATCAATTAAAGTATTTCCGAATGGGAGCATTCAAGTGGCTGGGTGTTCAGATTTATTTGATTGTAAAAGAATTATCACGGCTTTATCTCGTGTTTTCAAAGAATTTCTGGGTATGGGAAGTATCGCACCGATTGAAAGTTTCAGAGTTGTCATGATTAATTCAAACTTTTCTTTGAATTACAAACTCAATCTTTTGGAGACTGTCAAACAATTTGAAAAATATCAAGATATATTCAAAGTGTCCTTCGAACCCGATAGATATTCTGCCGTCAAAATTAAATTCAGGCCATCTGCGGAGATGAAGGAAATCACCGCAAGTATATTTAGCACTGGAAAGATTATTATTACTGGAGCGGAGACCCTCAAAGAAATTGTATTTGGTTATAATGTTATTAACGATTGTATCAATCACTGTCCCAATATTAGAGTAGCAGAGACACAGGAAAAAGAATTATTTGATAATTTTATTGGCTACACTATTGGGGATTTGATTACAAATTTGAGGATGAAGGGTTTCAAATCCTGGCTTCTTACTGAAAATAATATGAAAATTAATTTCTAGTTCAATAATAAATGTCTCAGCGCATGGGTATGGCCGATGGCCGATGCTTTACCATTCACACTTCAGCACAGTTACTTAACGACCATGTAATGAAAACCAACAACATTAGTTATGCCGACAATTATTCCTACCGTAAGTTGCTCCAACAAGGAGGTCCTCAAGTGATGGAGCAAGTTCGAGCGACGCAGGACACTACCCCCGGCCCAGGTCGTGTCACGGCATGTGATAAGCCCTTATTGAATGTGTCAAATACGTATTAAAACTTTAGCAGGGTAGTTATAAGATGACATCCTGTTCCATTTGTCTCAACGAGGTAAGGGAAACCCGATCGAATAAACCCACACGTTGTGGTCATTTATTCCATGGGGAGTGTCTGAGGAAATGGAAGGACAAGGGGAAGAATACTTGTCCGATGTGTAGAAAACTTTTAGATGTTTCAAACTATTCAGTTTCAATTATCATTACAAATAATTTTTCTGGGTTGTCATCAAATAATTCAAATCTAACTCCAGAAATTCTTGATAATATATTTGATATATTTGAACTTGGTTTAGAATTTGAAAATAGGATTGATATTGAATCCCTTTTTTCTGACATTGGGGCTATTTTGTCCAATGATCACGCCCTTGTTCTTAACACAGAATGAACTACAATATTCAGTGTAATTCATACCTGGATAATTTCGTCCAGCCTTTCTAGGGTCTTTTATTATTTTACCTTTAGAATCCACCAGAAGAGGACCTGTCGCCCATCCCCTCTTATGGCTGAAAATATTAGCATTGAACTTCATGACTTTCCCTGGCACGATGGCTCCAGCACGACGAATTCGAGTCACTGGAACACCAAAGAATTTAGCAATCTTTTCGTATGTATCACCCTTTTTAGGTTTGTATTCAACTTTACCATGTTGTTTGTAGAAATGGAAATCACCACTGTTGAATAGGTTACGTTTTCCAGCAGGCGCAACAAACATCATCGCCTTGTAAAAACCAGGTCGACAGGCCATTTCGGCCTTCACTTTATACACTTTGGTTGGATTATCAGAAATGACCCGCTTGGGGAGAGTTCCACACGAACGAATTGGTGCAAAGTTATTGTTTGTCTTACCTCCACGGTTTCCAGGAGAACTCTTTTGTGTTCGGTATGGACTATAGTTTCCAAAGGCGTAGTCATAACAATTGTCATTACCAATACCTTTCTTACTCCCCCATTTTCGTTCAGTGTACACGGGTTCCGAACCGCTCAAAGGTAGTGCCTTTTTGGCCACTTTGGTCTTGGGCTTGGGCTTGACCATTTATATTTTACGCAGAAAAAAATATATTTTTATAGTAAAATGATTAAAGACGTCATCAAGACAAACAATGCTTCAGATGCCCTTACTGAAATCCTCATCTTGCTTCTCAGCATTTTGATCAGCACGCTCATCCTCCGCCTTCTCTGGAACAACTCCTTGGTGAAGCACGTCTCGGTGTTGAAGCCACTCAACTCCTTCGTTGATGCTCTTCTTCTTTCCATCTCCCTCGCCGTCATCCGAGGCATCTAAATATCAGGTAGTATAAAAGATACACACAATTTTTAATATATGCGAAAGTATTCATATATCAAAAAATGTTTATAAAATATTTGTTTTTTTTTAAATTTCTTGGAAACCAATCTTCTTCTCACCTGAAGGAAGTTGGACAACGGGGTAAGCACTCATACCTTTACACTTTTCTGGCTCCTTATCACAATCAATGAAGGTGTGATCAATACCTCTCTTCTTCATGTGATCCAACTGTTTTCGCGTCCAGCCGCACTTCATTGTACCATACACGATGTATTCGTCGCCGCCTTCCGTTGACGTTGGCTTAGCCACGACCGTTCGGACTGGAGCCACAGTAGGGGTTCGCATAAGCAAGTAGGCGTCCAAAAGGAACAAGGCGATGAAGGCCAACATATTATACCTTATTTATATATTTTTTTTTCAATAGTTCACAAAGTGCAGCCTTGGTCAATTTCTTATCTGAAGTTTTAGCCAAAGCCATGAGTTCTGGTTTCTTATATAAACGACATTTTCGTGTATCAATCTTCAATTCATTCGCTTTATTCATCGTGTAAGTTGTTTTTTTAGCAGGTCCTGACAAACTTTTAACGGTTTTAACTATTTCTTCCGGGGATACTTGACCTTTCGCGGCAACCGAAAACAATATACTCTTCATTGTATCTTCCAAGTGGTGTCTATTGGGTTTGATAAAATAGTTATTTTTAAAAATATTTTCTATTTTAAGAGGTAAATTGTGTTTCACATTATATCTCAAACGATAATTTTCAATATATCTTGACGTTGAACCCAAATATTCGCGAGGTAAAATACTTAAAATAAATCTTTTAGTTTCGGCAAACTCTGGATAACTTCCATATTCAACGTACATACAATTCAAAAAGTAATGTGCGTCATAGAATGGATGTGATTTCACTCCTATACCATAGCCCTTAATGTGTACACCACTTTCTATCTCTGGGTTAGGAAATTCTTCACACGTTGAAAATGAAAAATCATGAAGATATACTTGAATTCCCAAATTCTTTTTCAATATAGCAAAATCACCCATGCTTTTAAAAATATATTTTGAGTATCCATCGAGTTTACCCGCCTTTGAAATCAATATATTGTTCAAGTGAAGATCGTGGTGTCTAAAATGTGGAACTTTTCTTTGAATGTTAGACAAAGTGTACAAAACGTGCGTGACTATAGCCTTGAAATAAATGGGTGCAACTGATCGCAAAGGTATACTTGACGTTTTATCTATCTTAAGTATTTCACTATCCTTGAATATCTTATTCATGTAGGTTCTGAGATCACCGCCGTTTGCGTATTCATAATACATGATTTGTCTATCACATTTCGCAAATTTATAAGGTGCAGGTGCAAAGAACGTACTTCTTTTACGCAAAAAATACATCATTTGATATTCGTATCTAAGATTATCCTCCGCGCGCTTTGCAGATTTAATAACTATAAATTTATCCTTACCAATTGGTCCCTTGTATACTATTCCATATACACCCGAACCTAATTCACTAAGTTTTGCGGATTTTAGAGTTGATATTAATTTTAAAACTTTTCGTGGATTACAAAGATTTTTATATTCTACTTTATTGTCAAAACGCCTTGATATTTCATTTGATTGTTCCTTGAGACCTTCAAACCAATTATTGGCAATTAAACTCTTTGAGCTCATCTTACTGTAGGCTCATATTTTTATTCATCATAGTCTTCGTCCTCATCGATGATGTCGTCCTCGTCGTTGGTCGAGGCGGCTCCCTGGTTTTCAACGCCAAGGAAGGCAAAAGAAGGGAGTTTCGCAGATGGTTCAAGAAGAACTTGCTGAAGACGCACAGTCACCCCGAACTTGTTGTCAATGAACCAGATTTGAACAAAGTCAACGATACAAGTCACCTTTTGACCCTTCTCAACGCTGGAAAGTGGGACATTTTCTCGGTTCGTGTTATAGGCTTCTGGCACGAAATCGCCATTGTCCTTCGTCAAAATCTTCAGTTTAATGGATGATGGGTATTGTTCCTTGCCTGGACGAACAAGGGGCTTGTAGAGGGCTTCACGACAGACCGTCGCGTTATACGCCTTACCGAGCCATTCTTTAGAGTTTTTTACGACAGTATCAACAATAATGTTGTCAAGCTCCGCAAGTTTTTCACCCAAAACTACAGCCTCGGCATTGTCAGGGTCAAAAGACAAGTCAAGAGAATACGAGGTGCGACCAGATGCTTCGTCCGTATAGGTGCTGAGACCATACGGAGAGCGCATACAGGGGAGTTGAAGGAAAAGTTTCTTGTCGGCGACGTTAAGGTAGACAGCCTTGCCGCCATTTTTGTTCTTACGGAGTTTGGAAAAGCTGATGGCAGATGGGTCGAAGTTCTTGTGGTGAGTAATTTGTAGCGCCATTGTTGAGGGTATTATATCTTACTTACAATTCAAGACTTTAAGTCAATTATTTTTTTCTTGATTTACACTATACTATAATGGGGTTCTTTAAGGACTGTGGATGTGGATGCAATGGTCAAAAACAATATCAAAAGTTTATGGCCTCGCTCCTTGGTGCTCTCATATTTTTTGTCATCGCGAGTCCAGAGGCCTTCAGGTTGGTTCGGGGAATTGCTGGTAAGTGGGTCGCCACGCCAAATGGTACCCCATCAACAGGGGGGCTCGCGCTACACTCGCTTGTGTTCCTCATGATCGTGTGGTGGACAATGAATGTTAAAGCCGAATATATGGAAGCAGAAGAAGCCTCAGAGGAAGAAGAACCAGTGGCCGAAGAAGAACCAGTGGCCGAAGAAGAACCAGTGGCCGAAGAAGAGCCAGTGGCCGAACCAGCGGCCGAACCAGCGGCCGAACCAGTGGCCGAACCAGCGGCCGAACCAGTGGCCGAACCAATGGCCATGGAAATGGAAACTATTTCAGCTATGCCATCGTCTCTCACGATGTCCACGCCAGATGGCGAAATGGTTGACAGTTGCACTTTGAAAAATGGGAACCGTGTGATGATCATGAAATAAATTATTAGCCAATATTAGAATGGAAGTTAAAGATCCAATTACATTAATCGTAATATGTGGATTAATTTTGATCACAATTATGGTATTTATAAATGTTTTAAAAAATAACATGACTTTTGAAAAGGCATTTATGGCCGCAATAGATCCAAGACCCAAAAAGGTTTTGAAAATACAAGAACCCGAGAGCAACATTCCAGAGGATGCCTCGTGTATAGTTGAAACAATGCCAGCTTTTGACTTTGAAGGTAAAGAAATAGACAACCCACGGGGAGTGACATGCACAAAGTGTCATGAATATGTTTATAAGCACGGAGACGAAAATATGTGTAGTCCTTATAAATATAGAAGTGACAACTTCTGTATAGTAGATACGAAAATTAAGGAAATGTGCCCTTTTTAGAAATCTTCATTGAAGGACATATTTTCAGAATCTTCAAATTTACTGTAATCACCAACACGCTTCTCAAAGAAGTTTGTTTTACCATCGAGAGAAATATTCTCCATAAAATCAAATGGGTTATGCGATTTCCAAATAGTCGCATACCCGATTTGTTTGAGTAAACGATCAGCCACATACTCAATGTATTGAGACATCATTTGAGAATTCATACCAATCAATTTACAGGGTAAGGATTCAATGATAAATTCCTTTTCTAATTGCACCGCGTCTTTAATGATTGCATGAATATTCGCCTCTGATGGACGATTCTTCAACAATTTTAAAAGTTCAACCGCAAACTCCAAATGAAGACCCTCGTCACGACTGATCAATTCATTACTGAAACACAAACCAGGAAGTAATCCACGCTTCTTCAACCAGAAAATAGCACAGAAACTACCAGAGAAGAATATACCCTCGACACACGCAAATGCAAAAAGACGCTCACCGAATTCAATATTTTTATTGAAATATTTATTCGACCAACTCGCCTTTTTAGTGATTGATGGAATCTCCGCGATAGCATTAAATAATTTTGTTTTTTCCTTGGCGTCTCGAATATATTTATCAATCAATTTAGAATATGTCTCACCGTGAACCATTTCATTATGTTCTTGAAAAGCATAAAATGCCTTTGCTTCCATGATTTGAACTTCATCGGCAAAATTATTGTTTATGTTTTCAAAAACAATACCATCCGACCCAGCAAAGAAAGCAAGAATATATTTAATGAAATGGCGCTCATCATCTGATAATTTTTCCCAGTCATCCATATCTTTACCTAAATCAATTTCTTCGGCAGTCCAGTTAGACATCTGCGCCTTTTTGTACAGATCCCACAAATGTTCATATTTAAGAGGGAAAACTGTATATCTTTTATTCGAGGGATCCAATATCGGTTCTATGTTGTCCAAGTAATCGTAGAAATCGTTAAATCCACCTATGTATTTACCGTTGATGCATATCTGTGGGTATCCGTATGCGGGATGACCGGTTTTACGAGCTACTTCGTTCAGGGGAAGAAATACCTTTTCGTATGGCCTTCCTATATTTGTGCATAGTGTGACTGCTTGATCGCAATACTGACACCCATCCTTCGAATAAATGGTGACAACCGACATTGTGTGTGATATAATTCCTAAATATTTTTTGTCCTGAACTTTTAAGCAATGATTGTACAAACAGATGTAAAACAAAATGAGATTGTAAAAGTATTAGTAATCACGGAAGACCAAGATATCGAAGAAGAAATGTATGCCCGAGTTGTAGATAATAGAATAGACCATTTAGAGATTAACTATCTAGAAGAAACTAATAAATTTTATAAAGATGCGTTAGTATATTCATTTAGTGATAATATAGATGTCATACGATTTGATTCACTTATAGAGCATTTTTATGATACTTATAAAGTTGAAGATATTGATATGATTAAAGTAAAAGATAATATGTATGTATTTTTAGATGAAGTTAATATTGAAGACGATAGTAGTTCTATATATACTGATGATGACGAAGAGGACGAATATAGTATAGGAAGTTTTGTTGTCGACGATGATGACGTTGATGGTATGGTTGAAGTTCCACACGACCACAAGAAACTAGATCGTGAATGGAATGAATGGGAACCACGATCTCCGGGTGCGAGGAGTTTCAAAGAAACTGTAGAACGAATTGAATACTATGCTAAGAAACATGCAGATGAAAATAATTTTTGAAACAAAATTTTTATTTTTCATTTCATTGTAACATTAAAAGGTTGTCACTAAAAAAAATTATTTTTCATGAAAGTTGATCATTATTGTGACACTATTGTGTGACTAAAAAAAATTATTTTTCATTATAGTACAAAAAAAAGTGCGTTATTGGACACCTAAGTTTTTGTTGTTTTGTACTATAATAAAATCGGTTCACTATGGATTTCGCAAGTATTTGGACGCAAGTTGATGCGTTACTACATGAAAATAAAGAAGAAGAACCAACAGTTAGTTTTATATGTCGTGAATGCAGTGGGGTCAAGGTCTATGCAGATGGCTTGCCAGTATGTTCATCGTGTGGTCTCGTCGATACATTCTTTGTAGATGATTCCGCAGAATGGACAAGTGGTATAGCCGATGATGGAACAGTCAGCGACCCTGCGCGGTGTGGTAATCCGAATGCCAATCCCTTAATGTTTTCCCAAAATTGGGGTAAAGGCACCATCATTTCAACACATCGTAATTCATCATACAAAAACAAAAGAATGTCAAAAATTAATTTCCACATGTCCATGAATCACAAAGACAGGGCTTTGTTTCATGCATACAAAGATATAGACGAAGCTGGTCAAACTCTTCCAGATTGTGTTTTACAGAACGCAAAGATTTTGTATAAACAATTCAACGACGAGAAGTTGACGAGAGGAAATGTTCGTCTTGGTGTCAAGGGGAACTGTCTCTTATATGCATGTAGAATAGCAAAAATACCTAGAACAACAAAAGAAATAGCGGATATGTTTAACATTCCATCTAGAGACATCAGTCGGACAACACAAATTTTCAAAGAAACCATCATGGGTGATACAGAAAGAAATTATGTCACCAAACCATTCAATGTTCTTCAACGACTTTTGAATTCCTTTGATATTACAAAGCAAGAACGATACGCGTGTGTAAAGATGTGTAATGAATTAGAAAATTGTCCAGACTTGATGAGTAAAACACCCACGACCATCGCGACGGCTGTTGTATATACAAACTTGAGTCACAAATATACCAAGGCCGAGGTATGTGAGATGTGCGAAGTATCCATACCTACAGTTAATAAAATAGAACTGATTATAAAAAGATACTTAGAGGTTTAGGCTACTTTTTTAAATAATATGTCCGACGTTCAAAAAAAACCAATCAAACTATTTTTGTCCACCCCTTGCTATGGCGGTCTTTGCCTCGAAAAATATATGATTAGCCTTGTTCGCCTTCAACTTTTGTGTATTCAAAAGGGTGTTCAACTTATGATTGATACTACTGAAAACGAATCTCTTGTGCACCGCGCGCGAAATGTTGCTGTTGGGCGCTTCATGAAGAAGAGTGATGCCGATTATTTCTTCTTTGTGGATGCTGATGTTGATTTTGAACCAGAATCTGTCATCCGTCTCTTAGAATCTGGTCATGACATCTCCGTGGCCGTGTATCCAAAGAAGGTTGTCATGTGGGATCAAGCCGCAGAGGCTGCGAAGGCTGGTGATGAACGAAACATGCAAATGTTGTCGTCAAGTTTGGTTTTGAACTTTGGTCAGCGACAATGTAAGGTTGTCAATGGGTTTGTTGAAATTCTAGACGGACCAACTGGTTTCATGATGATTCGTCGCGACGTCTTTTCAAAGATGGAAGAAAAGTTCCCAGACCTCTGGTGTAAGAATGACCACGCCAATCGCGACTTTGATGACTACCACGCCTGCTTCGATTGTATGATCGACCCAGTGTCCAAACGCTACTTGTCGGAGGATTACGCATTCTGCCGACGATGGCAACAAATGGATGGGAAGATTTACGCAGATGTTCAAACGACATTGGGACATGTCGGTAATCTTCCATTCACAGGATGCCTCAAAGATAGGCTTAAAAACTAAAGGTAAATTAATATTAATGAAGCTCGCTACTGTTATTGTCACTCGGTCGAAGTCTTGCCATGTCAAGACACTTCATACAATTCTTAGACTTAACATCCGATGCCTTGAAAACAGATGGGAACAAAAGATTTTTTTCGTAAATGATGACCCATTTGAAAAGGCAGAGATGATCCAGTCTTGTATGAAGGATTACGATCGAGTTCTTTTTGTTGATTTTGGTATTCAAATGGATGATGCCTCTATTGCACACATTTTTACTCCGATGGATGGTGTAGGTGTTCTTGTCTACCCAGGGGTCACTGAAGGTATTGATTGGGAAATGTTCAAGGATAAAATTAAATCAGACTCAAATGAACCAGTTGCCCAAATGGGTCTCTACTTTGACACGGATGTGTCGAAGGAAATATCAGATGATATTTACCAGGTAAAGACCACTAAAGCCAGGTGTTGGATTATGAACTCTAAGAATGTGGCGAAGACCATCAAAGATAAGAAGACGGGCTCCTACAAGATTTACCCAAAGATGGATTCCATGTTTGACAAGTTCAAACAACACGGTGTGAAAATTAATGCATTTGTAGGGGCTAAGTTGACGGCTACTTATGGTCACGAATGCATCGCGAATATTCTCAACACTGCTGGTGTTCAAGCGACTTAAAAAAATAATTATTTAATTTTATATATACAATGCAACGCTTGTTTGTACAGAAACAGTCTCCGCTTTACAAACATACGTTACAACTGATCCATACGGCATGGGGAACTTTGAACAAACCCCATGTCTTCCCTGGTCCCCAACCAATTTCAATTGAACGGAGGCATTTCAATATTCTAAGAAATAATGACTATGTTGTCTGTGAAAAAACAGATGGTGTCAGACATATGCTTCTTGCTTTTATTTTTGAAGGAAAAAAGTTTTCAGTTTTTGTCAATAGAGCACTGGATATGTTCGAAACAAAAATTAGATTTTCTAAAAATACTTACGATGGAACTCTTCTTGACGGAGAATTGTATGAAGATAAGTTTATGATTTACGATGTTGTGGTTGCCAATGGAAAACATATAGGACACATGAATTTTTTAGAACGTTTGGACAACATGGAACATATCATAAAGTCTGCGATGACCATGAAATCAGATGATGTCAAAATAAAACTAAAAACATTTCATGCGTTGTCGGACTTTGGTTCTTTTTTGGATTATTTACCATCAATCAATCAAAACATTGATGGACTTGTATTCACACCCGTGAATGAACCAATTAGGGTAGGGACACATGAAACATTATTCAAATGGAAGGAGAGAGATCATAATACCATTGATTTTTTAGTGAAACGGGAATATAATCAATGGAGACTGTATGTTCAAGAAAAAGGACAACTTATATTTGAAAGTATTACATACGATGAACCATGGTTGAGGGATGGTATGATTGTGGAATGCCAATACATGACTGATCATGTGCCCATGTATTGGAAACCTTTGAAACAAAGGACGGATAAAACTCATCCAAATAATAGAAGAACATTTTATAGAACTCTCGTCAATATCAAAGAAGATATTAAGATGAAGGAGTTTTTAGACTGTATATAAGAACATAGTGCCCACACTTTCGTGGGAAATTCTGAACATGTAATAATTGTAAGTCATCGTGAAGTATCCATTGTTCATCCTTCTTAATCAAACACCCGTAGTGTCCCCCATGTTGATTTCCTTCGTGAATACCCGTAAATAGTAGTTCTAAATCCTGACCAGCGATACGCATTTTTTCAGGAACTTCAGTCTCTGATTTCGCATCGAATGAAATCATAAAAACCTCTGGTATTTTACGAATAAGACTTCGTTTTGTTGCGAGATTATAATGCATGTAGTTTTCAATTGTATTCCACTTGAAACTTTTCTTTATTTGTTCTACAAGGTTGGAATTTCTCTCAGATTCCAAGATATACATACTGAATACTTCATTGGACACATTCTTACCTTCGGGGTGAATAACCTGATTTTCACGAAGACCGTAGAACCGTCTCTTGAATATAGGTAAATCACGTTCAAGAATATCAATCAAACACAAAATACATTCCTGTATATCGTGTTGATCATGCTCCGTAAACTGAGTGTAATGTTCTCTGAAAACATCTAAGAGGGGACGTGGATCAATATATTGAATATCTGGATCATTATATGCCTTGAGCAATCTAAAAAATAAATGTGTGAAGGTGCTCGCTTCACTTTCTACTTCATAATCCACGAGGTCCGAACATACTGTCAAGAGTGCCTTCAGTGAAACATTAAAATAACACGAGTTTCCATTATTGATAAAACCCTTCATTATATATTTATACAATATTTACTTCTTTATACTTTTACGGCGCCTCTCGTGTAAATATTTATCAGCCGTGTAATATGTTTTACCCTTTGTCGCATAACTATGCACTCGAGCAAAAGCCCAAGCCTGTGGAGATGCCCCTGGCCTGTGTCCAGTTCTCCACGCCGCCAATCCTTTATTGTAAACTTCTTTCAGGTTTGCCAATGGAATCTTTGTCGCCTTGGATATTTGTGGAAGTGTGACGGCGTTAGGATATTTCTTTCTGAAGGCTAAAGTATATTGTGAAGTCTTTGTTTTCATGTTTGTATTCGTCTTAAATGGTTTGTAATTTTTTTTTAACATCTTTTTATATCTACTTTCAACAGCCTTTAGATTAGGAAGACCTCTAAAATATTTAAGTGGCGCGTAAATCTTACCTTCCTTTTCACGAAGTTCCTTCAGCTTGGGAGCAATCTTCATATACTACTAACTAATAAATATTTTCTACAGTATTATTAAATGAAAAGAACAAGATCACCCCCAATGTCTCCAGAAACAATTAAAAGAGTAAGAAGAGCGGAACATTTCATGAAAAAAGAAGCGAATACAAGTAATAAAAAATTAGAAAATATTATTAAAAAACAGCGTTCTCAAATGGCCAAATTTGTTAAAAAGGAAATTGATAAAAATAATAGAAACTTCATGAATTTCTTGAATCAAATAAAAAATTTAAACCCTTCTCCATTCAGTGCGCGTGTGAAAAATTTGGGAATAAACGGTTCAAACTATAGTCCCAATGCTGTAAAAAGAAGACTTAATTATTTAAAAAAAAATAAAAGTACTAAATAAATGCCCAAAGGGTACCCTAAATCCGGGAGACCACCCGGAAGAATTCCAACGGGTCATTCGAAAAATATAAAATACAGATCCACTGTTGCACAACAAATGTTGATTCGAAAGTTTCCAAATCTTTTTAAAAATAAAGAATTGTCAAGAGTTGTATCGAGACATAGAAAAAATTTACTTCAATACATAGAAAAATTAATAAATGAAAATTCAAAACCTAAGTCTCCTAGTAAGAAGGTTAAAGAATAAACAATATTTACTATTGAAAGCATGAACACGTCAACTATTTTCGAAGACATCAAGGGAACCATCTTTGCTCAAAAGGATGTTCCAGACACAGAAATTGAAATGCGTTTGGGAAAATTTAACGGTGATTTCTTCGACACCAATGTTGGTAAAAAGAACTTTGATGAAATTCTCGCGGGTCTTGAAAAGTTCCAGGGGTGGGAAAATAAAAAAACTGAATCAGTGGAAGTCTTCTACTATAATGATAGTGGAAAACGAGTCACCTGGGATGAAGACAAGGGAACGAAGGAATGTATTTTCAAACAAAACATTGTGAAAAGGGATTTTAAAGATTTTTCACAATCTCCCTACGATTTGAGAATATCCATCTCGCGTGAAATTCCAGCCTCCATAAGTGATAATGAAGAGGCTGATAGAATGATTGAAAAATATAGAAGATCTTTCATTCGTAAAAATGTATCTATAGATATGACCATCATTAGCGGTGATGTCACAGATATGGATGACGAAGACAATAAAAAATACCAAATAGAATTGGAAATTGTGAATCCCTCACAAATTAGTGATGAACCCCAACTCTTCAACATTATTCACAAGGTTTCGGATATATTAAAAATCTTGGAATAATTTAAATGAAGGGTTCGAACATTGTTATATTTGTGATACTCGCTCTTCTTTTACTTTTCAGAAATAATCGGAGAATACAAGAAGAAGTTGGAGATTCAAAGTATTTCTACATGTCACATGGACTATCAGTTGACATGTACAATAAAATGAAGGAGGATGGTCTATCAGAACAATCTCTGAAAGAATTTGTCAAGATGGAAGATCGTCTTCTAGAAATTGAAAAATTTTCAGTCTGCAACCGAGTAGCGAGAACTACAGAAGCCGTGGGTGTTTCTCAAAACATAAAAGACCGATTCACGGGGTATGACTTTTCATACCACGGAGAACATCTCAGACAAGTAGCGCAGCCAACAAAACTCATCAATAGAAAAATAGTGTGTTATTATTAAAAATGACAATCATAATGGGTCTTCAAAGCTAATATCAAAAATACTTCTGGTGTAATTTTAACTTTATGCAAATTGTCTAATACATAAGCAACCAAACCCCTATCATCTAAATTCCTATTCTTTTCAATCCATTCCAATGCTTCGGCGTCGTTGTCTATGTCAATAAAAGTTGGGGGGCATCTGTATTCTAGTTCCAATTGTCCCATGTAATAATCTGAAACTTCCCTTTCCTTTTGAATATAATCAATGATTAATTCTACCATTAAATTTAAAACATATTGAGACGTGTCCGTTCTATACGTGTCAATATTAAGTGGTGATGGTATTCTATCAACGAGTTGTTCTCTGATGAACATCGTATTGTATTACAAGTGTAATTAATTTCTAAGTCTTGATGTTGTTGGTGTCACTGTCGCGCGGCGGGGAGGTGGTGTCTTCTTTTTTGGTCGTCCTCGTGTTTTCTTGGCCGCAGGTGGTGGAGAATTCTTTGGAGATGGCAAACGAATTCTAAAGTTTTGTATTTTTTTACAAATATCTGAACGTTTATCTTTGGCCACGACAGGAATACCCATCTTTTTGGCAAACGCACGAAGGGTGGCCATCGGGTAGGTGGTGCACACACGAGAACCAATACGGAAATTCTTATTGTTTCCAGTCATCACATATTCTTTACCGTTGTGTGTGAATGGGGCATACTGGGTAATACCCATGGTATTCACAAGTTTTGCACAAATAGTATCTTTAGATGTTCTGTTTGTGACTCCAACGACACCCTGTTTTCTAGCAATGTCTCTCAAAGCATCTCTAGAATAGCGCATACATTGACGAGTGCCTATCTTGAGACCATATTTAGGATCCAATACTAAACGAACCGTTGGGGATTTTCTTGCTTGGGCTGCCTTCTTTGCCTTCTTGTAGCAACAATCAAAACCTTGGGGATTTTTACGAATGCTGTTTGTCGCCTTGGCACACTTCCCATTCTTAGGTTGTCTAGGTTTGGGACACGTGCTTTTATTTTTTACGGCATTCTTTTTTTGTTTAACAGCATTTCCTACATTTCTCACGAGATCAGTAACACCACCCCGTGCATATATAGATTGCATGAGTTCCGAACCATTCGTATATGCAGACATAAGTTTGTCCATTGTATCGGCACCTTGAATCTGCACAAAACCAGTGGACGTCATCACATACTTATATCCATTGGGGTGAGTATAATACAATTGAGGTGAAAGTTCAGGTTCATAACTTGAATATTTTGCGAAACTCTGTGCAATCTTCGCCAAGTTAAGTTTACCATTCACTTTAAATTGCGCAGAAAGATTATTGAATTCCAAAGGTTTATACAAAAGAGCTTCTTGATTTGTGTACGTATCTATAATATATTTACGAATGAGTTCGGGTTCTTGTTGGAAATCCGTATCAGAAACAAATCCACCAGAAAAACGAACTTTACCATTTGAATATATTGTGAAACTCACACCCTTTTTCACAGAACCCTTGGACACATTTATCTTTAATTCAACTGCAAAATATGTATTACTAAATTTATTAGGATTATCAAACCATTCTTGTTCTGATGGCCCCCTCCAACCATTCTTGTTGACCGTTATTCCCTTTTGGAAACGACCATAAATAGCTGATATTTCTCGAACCTCGAGTTTCAACCCATTACCTATAGTAGCAGCGCCTCTGATAGGTCGTGTCAATGGCGCGAGAATATCAACTCGTTTCATATCACTTCGAAGTGATTTATTAATTGTTATATTAAACATACCAACTTTGAGATTACTCACCTTCAAATTACGCGAAACTGGCGAAGGCGACGCAACATCAGCAACAATATTGTGTATATTACCAGACGTGAGAGAACCAGAAGTTCTGGGAGTCACGGACGAGGGCGATGCCATTCCAAGTTCCATTTCAATTTCTCGAGCTAGTCTACTGTTTTGTGAATTTGATGAAGACGCTGAACTCACGGATGGCCGAGGGTTTTCACGCACCACCTGAACATTAGCATCGCGTAGGAACGACTGGGCTCTGGCGCGGTCCATTTATATTAGTGAGTATTTTAATTTTATTCATGACCCAATTCTACTTTGATGATGATTGGTTGGATCGTGGTCGCGGTCGTGGTCGTGGTGTTTGTGGTAGTAGTATTCATTTTATATTACACTATGTTTTTAATTATAATCGCCACCGTATGTATCTTCTTGGATGACATCTAAACCAAATATGAAAGGTTGATTGGGGTAAAACTTCCCATTGTAAGTGCACTCGTAGTTTCGAACCTCGATGTCTCTTGAACTGAAAGGACCAGCATAGAAATCCGAGTTGAAACGAGGCTTGCCAAGGTTGTTTGCTTGGCAGTGCATATTGAACACCTTGATGAACTCTTTCTGAGGACAGCACAACGGTTTGCCAGTGTTCTCATCCTTACCGAAACGAATGTTCGTGGATTCCAAGAAATTGTGAAGCGTGCTTGCAACCATAGCGACTTGCTTTTGAATACCCTTGAAGTATTCTGGAACAACATTCCAAATATCCTTGTTTTTGTATTTTTGAGCGTATAATAAGTAAGCGCGAACACACTTGTAAAGGATTGCTGGAAGTTCTGCTTCTAATTTCTCATCCAATGTAGGATCAGCTTCCTTTACCTGTTTAGAAAAGTTCCAAGGTAATACACGACGCAAAACACTCCCAGAATTATCTCTCCAACTTGGGATTTCGTTGCCACCGAAGCATCCAGGTGATTTCCATTGAATGGACTTGGCCTTTTCGTGTTTGACTGCGATGGACACATCCTCACCGCTTACAACGGACTGAAACTCCGCTTGCTCTAAGCACAGATCACCTTTGACTTCAGGTGCAATGAACATGAACGAGTCGTAAATAGACGAGAGACCAAACTTTTTCTCAACATTATTTGAAAGGGTCTTGACATCATCGGGCTCGTAAAATTTACGGAACACCTTGGTGATGATGGTAGATTTACCAGACCGAGCAATACCCTTGAAGAAAGGAATAACCTGCCAGGCATCCATATCATTCAGGTCAAAGCAGAGGCGACCACCCATAACATACACCCAACGAGACACTTCATCCTCGAAACCTTGGTAATCCAAAACGGATTGGAAATACGGAGTAGGAATGTCCATCCAATCATCCAAGTGGCTGTAATCATCGAAGTGATTGTCAAAGTATTTACAACTCACGATAGTTGGGTCAAGGCACTTAAACTCACGGCTTTCGTATGTGTAAAACTTACACTCGTAGGTGCCATTGTCTGGTGTAAATTGCTTGCCGATAAGAATACCATTCTTGAATGACCAAACATTACGGTTCTTCACAATTTCAGGGAACTGCATATCAGTGCAATGCGACAGGTAGTAAATGACATCCTTGAACCCAGAACCACGGCTTGTTAAGTTTTTCCAAAGTTCAAAGGTAATTTCTTTCTGTGCCACGCTATATACATAGTCCTGAATACTCATCATAGTATTCCAGGCGCGAGTCTTGTAGCCCTCAGGTGTTGTGAATTGCTGACAACACTGTCCCTTGTAGCGTCGAATCATACCCTTGTAGGTTTTATCGAGAATACTCAGGATGGCCTGTTGATATGGGCTCAGTTCATCAACCTTACTCATAGTCGTACATCTAAAAAGTGAATGATCGGTTTCTGGATTCGCAGGAGCGTAGGTTGGATTGTTAATACGCTCATAAATACGAGTATTTCTGAATACAATCTGAAATGCATCATCCACCTGCTCAATCAATGAATTGATTCGTTCTGAAATCTTTCGTTCGTCATCTGAAGTCTCATCGTCCGAAATACCCAACGCCTTGGCTCTGTGATACAGAGTGCCAAGCAATTCTAATTCTCTTTTCTGTTTGCCTGTAATGCTCTCCATATCCACTCGCACAGGCATACCAGTTCCAGAGTCCAAATCTGTCGGGTTGAAAAATTTATTATATCCAAGTTGAAACGAAATATGCGAGTCATTTCGTTTTTTCATGCACCATTCACTTTCGAGATATTCGAGGTAATCTGACAACTCATCCTTACTCAACGTCTGAATCTGATTACGATAGAGTTCCATATTTGAAGCATCTTCGTTCACGTCTTCGTTGATATAGTGAGTTCCAGTATCCTCTTCCATTTTGGTTTTATTTATATTAAAGTTATTTTCTTAATTGTCTTTTTTGTTCAGGGTGGACAAGATTTTAAGTAGTATCTTGTTTTGGGTAGCAAGCTGAGTTCCAATATCAAGAAGGGCAGTGCACACAGTATCACCCTCCTCTGTAGCGAGGGTCGCAGACAAGAGACCGCCGAGGGCTTCCATGCCATCGTATCCTTCTTCACCGAAGTCCATCTCCTCGTCGTCGTCGTCCTCGAACTCTTCCTCTTCGCCTTCGTCCTCGTCCTCGAACTCTTCGTCTTCAGTATCTTGAATATCAATTTCTTCTTCTTCGCGCACGGGAGTTGCTGGGGCTTTAACTTCAGGAGACATTTATATAATAACACAAGAAATCTTAAAGTGATTTTTTTCGCATCGGGGGTACCTGCGAAAAAGAGGAGATAATTACCCGAAAAAAAAATCTTGGTATATAGTACAAAAAAAATGGCTGGTGGTCTCATGCAATTGGTTGCGTACGGTGCTCAAGACGTCTACTTGACTGGTAACCCAAAAGTTACCTTCTTCCAGGCGGTCTACAAGCGCCACACTAACTTCGCGATGGAAAACATCGAACAAACTGTGAACGGTACGGCGTCCAACAACGGCCGTGTCTCCGTGACTGTCGCCCGTAATGGTGATTTGATCGGTGATATGTATGTTGAACTTGTTGCTGCGTCTGGCCTCGCCACCCGTGCCGGTGATCTCTCCGTTCTCGGTGGTGCCTGGGCGGCCGAGCGTGCCGTGAAATCCGTTGAATTGTCCATTGGTGGTCAACGCATCGATAAGCACTACCAACTCTGGTGGCGCTTGTACTCTGAGCTCTTCCTTGATGAATCCAAGAAGGCTCAGTGGGGTAAGCTCACCTCCAAGCACGTCGCGGCGGGTTCAACACAAACTGTGTTTCTCCCTTTGATCTTCTTTTTCAACCGCAATCCAGGTCTCTACTTGCCTTTGATTGCCCTCCAATACCACGAAGTCCGCCTCGACTTCGACCTCTCCTCCGAATTCTCCCTCTACACGGACGGCACCACCTTCAAGGTGTGGGGTAACTACATCTACCTTGACACCGAAGAGCGTCGTCGTTTCGCCCAAAAGGGTCACGAATACCTCATCGAACAAGTGCAACACACTGGTGCGGACACGGTCACCTCTGGTGCCTCCCGCCAAGTGCGCTTGTCTTACAATCACCCAGTCAAGGAATTGGTGTGGTGCTTCAACAACGGCTCCGTTGCGAACGCCGCCACCTGGAACTTCACCTCCAACTTGGCGACCTCCAACGCTGTTGTCCTCGACACCGACCCATGGAATATCTCCCAATCCAACACCTTCTCCCCAATCACCCAATCCACTGGTGCGCCACTCCTCGTGTCCGGCACCCAAGGGGGCGCGTGCACGTGGTCCGAAGATGGGGCGGCGTCTGGTGCCCGCTCGGTCGGCCCAATGTCCACCTTCAAGCTTGTGCTTAACGGCCAAGACCGCATGAAGGAACAAGCGGGTAAGTATTTCAACCAAATGCAACCATATGCGCACCACACTGGCTGCCCATACCCAGGTGTGTATGCCTACTCCTTCGCGCTTCGCCCAGAAGAACACCAACCATCTGGCACGTGCAACTTCTCCCGTATCGACAACGCTCAAGTTGCGGTCACGATGAAGGGCACTGTTCCAGACAACACCACCATGAATATGTTTGCCACAAACTACAACGTTCTTCGTGTTCAGAGCGGTATGGGGGGCCTTAGCTTCAGCTCATAAGAGATGAGATCAGGGCCTAAAAGTGAGCGTTAAAAGCGTTTCTCACTAGTCTGTATGTGCAGGCAAGACATCTGGTTGCGGGAAGTTCCTTAGAGCTCTAACTACCACCCTCATTTGGAAACATATGAGGGGAACTCGGTTAATTGCCGAACCCAATGGTAAAAATGTTAGAGATTGGATAATCCGCAGGCGAGAACCTAAGTTCGATATGACAAGAATATGGTTCCGTTTCAACGATCGCTAAGTTGTCGGTAGTAAATGAGGGGCTAGTCACCCTGATACTGCTTAAGGTACGATCTGGCCCTATGGGAAACCATAGGGATAAACCGTGCGTTCTCTAACTAAGAGGACTGTCGCTACATATTAATCAAAAAAAGTATTACATCAAATATTAAGATATTTAAAGTATCTTAATATTTGTTTAGCGTTTTATAATTAAAGAATAAACCCAAGGATAATCATATGGATAAAGTTTGTACACTTTGTCATGAAACGAAATCGATTGATAATTTTGGAAAAAATAAACTGATGAAAGATGGTCATATAAACCAATGTAAGCCGTGTCGTTCAGCATATTTGAAAGATTATTCTGAAAAAAATAAAGAAAAGTTAGTAAACAGATCTAAAGAATATTACAAAGAGAATCAAGAAAAAATAAAAGAACGTGTGAGAACCCATTGGAATGATAATGCCGATGAAATAAATCAAAAAAGACGTTCCAGATATGAAAATGATGATGAATACAGAGATAAGAAATTAGCAGAGTGTTCGGCATCAAATGCTAAACATCGCCCAGAGAGGCGTAGAAAATCAAGAAATGATAAAGATGCATCTTACTATCTTGAACTATGTCGTAAACGAATGTGGCACGCATTTAACGGTAGAGAATCAAAAACGGATAAAACCATAAACTTACTTGGATGTGATGGAGAATTTTTAAAAAAATACTTGGAGAGCACCAAAGTTGAAGGTAAAGATTATTCGGATGCTCATATAGACCATATTATACCTTGTTCATCATTTGATTTCAGTGACGAAGAGCAACAACGAAAATGTTTTCATTATACAAATCTTCAACTTTTACCAGCCAAAGAAAATCTGAAGAAAGGTAATAAAATTATTGCTTAAGTCAAACATCCTGGTGCTGGCGGACATTCACATGGTATTGAATATCCTGACCTATTTGCGAACAAGAATGGAAGTCTATCGTTTGGACCAACTAATCCATTTGGTGTTGTGCTTATAGGAACGTTCGAAAATGGAAATATCATCCGAACATATCCATTTTCTAAACGAAGCACATTATATGCCAGTGCGTATATGCGCAATTCTCGACGATACTTGTCTTGTGGAATGAGTTTTATTTTTACGACTTGACTATTGATGACACTAAAATTCCTTTGACCCGTGGGGTATATCTTCTCTGGTTCGGTCGAAAATGAATACGAATAAAATCTCCGAGATGTTGGTGTTCGTGTGTGGTGTAATCCACTTTGAATTGATTTTAGAAATAAATAATTTCCATTGTCTTCATTTATGACTTCTTCGCCATCGAGTTTTAGTGTAAGATTGTATATGTGTTCATAAAATGCAATATTAGATTGATAATCAACCTCTATATCAATATTGTCATAATTACACGGAGCGATAGAAAGTCTGTTGTTAAATCTTTGACACTGGAACACTACATAAAGTTCCTTTATTGGATTTTCAAATTTAGTTCTAAATTCCCATTCATATTCACCCAATGGAACAAGTTGTGTTTCACTTTGTTGTATTTGTGTGATTGTAAAATCTCTATCTGTATTTTTTAGAATGTTTTTTTCATATTCATCGAGTAGAACAATTTCTGTATTCATCTTGAAATTCTGAAGTTTTATTTCAGTGAATTCACGGTATGTTTCACTTTTTATGATGTATTGTTCTGCATAAAAAACATCTTCACCATCTCTTGAAATAGTCACAAAAACTTCTGCACCGTGTGTAAAATAGAGTGGTTTTGAATTAATCATAACATATTCAGTGCCATCAAAATCATATAGACGATATGATTCGGCTGATTGTAATCCAACTACTATTCTTAATCCATTACCAGAAAGACCAAAATGACAATTAGATTCAAGATATGGTATAGTATACACTTTATATTCACCTTCATTTTTTATATCATGAAACACATATAATCTTGAATTCGTAATGTCCAAAGCCGCCGCGACTGTCCCGTCCCCTGATATTTTTGTATATCTCAAATCACCAGCCCCAATATCGGTAAGTGTTTGAATTTCAACTGGATTGGGTTCATCTGTGTAATCCAATACTTTCAAACTATTTCCAGAATCCTGTCCAACGACGACAGTGTCAGTGTCATCGGACATGCCCATGGATTGACCATATCCAATACCTATATTGATTCTTGAAACTTCTATCTTATCGGCATAATATACAATGTCTCCCGTGCTCGGATTGCCTATGACAAATGTATTAAATTTGTGAGATGTTGCAGAACCAACTGTTCCATTATCAGCTATAAATTGTGACCCTGAACCCATTGCACGACCATTTGTTATACCGTTTATGGCTGGATCTGAATTTCTATAAAGAACATTTGTTTGGAAACGCCAGAATGATATAGATTCTCTTTCCAATTGTGGAACAAACTGTGTCAATCTATATGGCCCAACACCGTAGTATTGTAATGTATCACCTATGAGTGCATATATGTAGGGAGTAATTCGATTGAGAGTGTATGTTTCAGACGTTAAAAGAGCAATTCCATTTATTGGAGTTCCATCTATTTCATTTATATCCAATTCTGGTAGAAATTCTAAACTGTGAATATTTTGATTCATGTTTCTTTCGTATGCTCTTTGGTAGGGAACAACTGGATATTCAAACTTGAAAAAGTTTCGTGAGATGACCAAGTCGTCCAATGTTCTTAATTTTACATGTATCTCAACTTCTTGTTGCGTAATAGCACAAATTGGCAAAGCCAGATGGGGCTTTTTGTAAAAATAAAATGGAATATCTATCACAAACTTTGTTTTTTTATTGAAATTCAACATACTATATTTGTAAGTGTAGTCATCCGTTGGATTTGTCACAATTTTTTTACCCGTTGTTTTGAATAAACCATATTGTTTGGTTTCTGTGGTGCTTTGTTCTGAATATATTTGTAAATAATCTGTTGTAATTCGTTCAATCAATACACCTCCGATGATTAAATCTGCATACTCTATGACTGCGTGTCCAACCGAATCTACATATCCGTAATTAAAAAGTTTGATGGGATCCAATTCAAATTCAAAACTAATTTTAGAAATCATATCCCCTTGGTTTTGTGGAAGCACATATCGTAAAACTTTATCGAAATCTGGAGTTTCTGATGATTCGAGACTTATATTTTGTTTAGCAAAATGCGTATGTTTTTTATGCACTTGCGTAAAAAAACTGAACTCTGGATCGTCGGTAAAAAATTTATCTTGTTTACCGACTGCTTCGATTTGTAGACGACCAGCCATTCCTAATTATATGGAATATTAAAACTTTAGGCCTGCCAACCCACTTTGCACTCTGAGCACATTGTATGACAATGCATATACTCTAAATTTATTGTCTTTACTGTGAACAAATGCTCTTTTACCAGGGGACAAACGACCCGTTGCGAACTTCAAAATGACTGGGATATTTCCACCACTCGCATGATTATACGCCTCGGTATAGTTCTTTGCTGCATACACATAGTAAATCTCTGGATCTATTTCCACAGATAATTGTTGGTTTATTATTCTACTCATATTCACTTGACCCGTGGGATAATGTTTTTCTGGATCGAGTGCGAAACTATACATCCCGAATTCGGAAGAAAATTTAAACTTCAAGAATTCATTATGTCTGAAACGATATTGCATTTCTGGTTGTGAAGGGATGTTTACATGATTTTGTATGGGTTGATTATATACTAAAAATTCATGATTGGCATCTATCATTGTTTCACTATTAAGAGTTAATTTAACATTCTTAATCTCTTGAAACCTATTTGGATTTTTGAATTGTTTATATGCATCATTTTGACAAATGAAAAACATTTCTTTCACTGGATTTTTAAAATTTAATTGCACCAATTTTTTTGTTTCTGGATATGCAATAGTGAACTGTGCCAATTGAACTTGTGTTATGACATAGTCTATAGGACGAGACATCAAAAAGTGTCGCTCCGCATTTTCTAAAAATCCAAAAGTTGCCTCCAATGATGCTCTCTGGAGATTGGCGTGCATGGATGGTCCCAGTCCACCGAAAACAATATCATTCAATGTTCTCATTTTAATTCGTATTTGGATTGGTTGTTTTGTGAGAGCACACATAGGTATGGAGAGACTTGGGGTTCTGTAAAAGTAGAATGGAAGATCTAGGATGTAGGTGTTATAATTGTTTCTCAAATATTGTTTCCCAGATGCTCCGACAATCTTATATACATCATCCAGGGCATCGTCATCATACAAATCTATGAAGTTGCCGTGGCCGTTCATTTTAACCAATGCTCTTTTGACATCGTTGTCTGTATTATGTAATTGTTGATGGATGTAAATATATTCGCCTGTAAGACGTTCAACGAGTTGCCCACCGATGTAAAGATCAGCATACTCCACAAGTTCTGTGCATAGCGATGGAACATATGGAATGTTTATAAGTTGGGTGTACGAAGGGAGAATTTTCTTTCCTCTCTGTGTCTCTGGAATATTTGTATCTTCCACATCATTAATCACTATTCGTAAAGCGACATTCCTGAGTAAATCACCTTTGGAATATGGAATATCACAAAAGAATTCTTTACCAAACTCTGGACTACCACTGAATGGGAGTTCAACCTGCTCCATTGAAAATTTAGAATGTCTCTTGTATCTAATCAAAAATTGTGATATTTCAGGGTTGTCTGTAAACCAGGCATCTTGAACACCCCGAGTGGCAAGTTTCAATGTACCGCTCATTACTATATTATGTGATTAAAAAAACAACAATTACAGGACACAGGTGAGTAAAATTTCTGTTAAAAAAACAGAACCCTTTAGTAAGATGTCTTTTAACCTTCAACTTAAGAAGTTCGATGTGTCTAAGATGAACGATGACAAGATTTGTGTATTCATCGGGAAGAGAAATACAGGTAAATCGTTTCTCATTCGTGACATTATGTATTATAAAAAACATATTTCTACTGGAATAGTTCAATCGGGAACAGAAGAAGGAAATGGGTTTTATGGCACTTTCGTACCAGATTTATTCATCTACAATGAATACAATCAGGAGGCTATAGAACGAGTTATGGCTAGACAGAAAACTCTAGTCAAAACTGGTAAGAAAAACATAGGGACATTTGTCCTTCTAGATGATTGTATGTATGACAATAAGTTTCTAAAAGATACAATCATGCGACAAATATTCATGAATGGAAGACACTTTAAAATCTTTTTTATGTTGAGTATGCAATATTGTATGGATTTACCACCCGCATTAAGAGCAAATATTGACTATGTATTTATTCTAAGAGAAAATATTGTCGCAAATAGAGAGCGTCTATGGAAAAACTTTTTTGGTATATTTCCAAACTTTGATTTGTTCTCCAAGACGATGGATGCGTGCACAGAAAACTATGAGTGTCTTGTTTTGGACAATACCGTAAAGTCCAATAGAATAGAAGATTGTGTCTTTTGGTACAAAGCAAAATATCCCCCACCGAAGTTTAAGGTGGGTTCTCCAAATTTTTGGGCTGCACACAAGAAGATGTACAATCCAAAATACGAAGCATCTTCAGCAGAAGCGATGAAAAAAGGAAAACGACAGGGTGTCACCATAACCAAAAAGAAATAAAATTGCGTCAGTCAACTTTTCATAAAACATTTATAAATATAAAATGAGCATCGAAACAATGAACATAAATAGTAATGAGGATGGTATGGTTCCATTGAATCCCTATGTTCCACCAAAACCAGAAATTCCTCCATTACACGAACAACCCGCTCGTCCTCCACCTCCAGTGGATGATAAGTTTGGAGAAAAAAATATGAGTGATAATCAAAGTATAATGATGGACTCTACTCCAATCTCAGATCTTATGGGGAACGAGGCCTCAGGCGGTATGATGGAACCCCCAATGTTGCAACAGGAACCACGCATGCAAAGTATGACCATGACGGCGCCCCAGCCCACGCAGCCTATGCAAAACATGATGGCTCCTCAAGAACAACAACAACAACAAAAGAAGGAGAATAGTAATCCATTCAATTTGACGGATGATCAAATGGAAGCCCTCCTCGTTGGTGTCTGTGCCGTCATCGCCATTAGCAAACCAGTCCAAGAAAAACTTTCCACCTCCATTCCACGATTTACAAACGATATGGGTGGCCGTTCGGCCGTCGGCTTGGCCTCCACGGGTCTCGTTGCCGCTGTCGCCTATTTCATCATTCAACGATATGTTCTTAAAAAGTAAATAATACAATCAAATATTTCACCATTAATTTTTAAAACTAGTATGTATAGTTTTAAAAATTATTATTTTTATAGACCAATCCAAGTCACTATTGTATATTTAACTGTATCACCAGTAACAGGTGCCCCCCTATGAATATAAGTCCACCCTGATGGAAAAAATAATACAGAACCTTGTTTGGGTTGAATGCTACATCCTAATTTAAAATCGGTTGAACCGCCATCCTTTTCATCAACGTCATTTAAATATAATAAACAACTTAGTATTCGTCTCGATTCTAATGAATCATCGTGATGCCAGTCATAAAAATCACCCTTTCCCATTTCTTGTATGGTATAGCCCTCATCTTTTACATCTCCAATCATAATATCTGGTGTATCAACCATTTCAACATATTTTTTATATGCACACGTTAATGATTCGTAAATTATACTATCAAAATCTTTCCAATCTTCATATTCTGAGATCTCTAAGATGCGTGATCTACGAATTTCTCTGTTTATTTGTCCACCTGCCACACCACCTAATTCTTGTCTTTTATCTTCTTTATACCGATCTATTATTTTTTCACATATTTCTTTTGGAATGACATCGTGGATTTGTTTTATGAATTCCATTTATATTTAAATATTCTTTAAAAATTATTCATTAACGCATTATTTACTGAACGACTACCAGCGTAAGGATCTCCTCCCTTGTACATTGGTGTAAATATCAATACACTGAGAGTGATCATGGCGATGTACGCACCAATAACCTTTCTATTTTTATTCTCATCTTCGCCAAATGTGCGAATACCTTCTGCTATTTCATCACTCATCGCAGAAAGAGCCCACATGAAAAAAGTGGACATCATTACAACGCCAACCATGAAACCCCAGTCAACGGCCAACCAACTATTGAGAATAATTGAACGCATAACGAGTGGTATGAGAACAAATAGAGACGTGAGATTGAATACGAAACCAGTACTTATCGTGTGCATTAAGAACACAAATATATACAGAGCCAAGGCGGATACAAGTTTGGCAACCTGAATAGCATTCATTTCTTATTAAAGTAGAATAATATTTTTATTTATCCTGTATGTAGCTTGTGCAAAAACGGGTCTTGTTATTTATAGGTTCGTAAATACCCAACTCCTGACATATCTGTTTGAGACGCTTTGTCTTCTCCCAAAATTCTGAACTGTGATCATATTCTTTCACAGTAGAGTGTGCCAATTCGTGGAGAAGAACATGCATGATTTCATTTGGAGAACCATCTATACACAACCCAATCTCAAATCCTTTGTTTGTATTGTATCCGAGAGTATCAAAATATGGTTTGTGATGCGCAGTCAATGGGATTTCATTCTTCAAATGTTTGAAGTCTTCATCACCATTTTTTTCAAGGTGTTCCCTGAGTATCCTGTAGCGCTCCTTAACAATCTTAAAATTTTCTGGAACTTTGGTATTGATCAATATGATTATATTAATTACAAGAAGTAGCAAAGCCACTAACATTTCTTTCTATAGGTAAATATAAATTTACTGTATAATTCTGAAATTGGGTGTCCAGTGAGACCTTCCCACACCTCCATCTGGAACCCTAATTTTTCTAAATGTGTGATAAGTAAATCTTTATACGCTATGGGCTCTGCGCGAGCATCATCTCCATAAAAAGGAGTATCTTCTAAATGAACAACGAGTTTTTCCCCAAATTGACCGTATCCTGTGTTAGGGCCACGAACGAAATAATTTCCAATAGCATCACGATACGGAGTATGGAACAATATCTTCTCACTATCTGGAATTATACCTACTAATCTACCTCCTGGTTTCATCCTTTTTTTGATTTCCCTCAAACTTCCGTGAAATAGTTTCTCATTCGCAAAGATGTAGTGTAGTGAAAAATTATAACAAATAATATCAAATACTCGGTGAGGACAATCAAATATATCTCCACTGTAAAAATTAACACGCATCTTCATATTTTTAGCGCGTCTCTTTGCTTCTTCCAAAGCCGAAGGTTCTGGGTCGCACATATTTATCTGCGCACCCCTCTCCCTCCACTTCTGGAGGTCTCCACCAAATCCTGCGCCGACATCGAGGATGGCATCGCCTTCGTTGGTGACATGCTCGATGAGTTCTCGTTTCGCGAGATTATGATTTTTACGGAGAAACTCCATTATGACTTACTTAAAACTTGCGCCAAAACTTTATATGCCTCGTCCTCCACTATATCAAACCAAGTCCCATAAAACACTTGATGTAAATACGGTGGAACACCTTCTAGGGATATATCAATTTCTTTACAGGGTAAAGTAATCCATTCACTTTGTATACATTTCTTTATGTCCTCAAAAACACCTCGGTCGTGGGCAATCACAGGCTTTCCAAAATAATCAGCCTCCAACATCGGAAGACCAACACCTTCACCACGACTGAAGGATATGACATAATCACACAAATTATACAAAGATGCCAACTTTTCCAATGAAATCTTATCAGTTATTATCTTGATGTTTTTAGATTTTGTCAAATCATCATCTTTATTTGTCTTAACTATTAGTAGATGATCAGTGCCTTCAGCAGCCTTTGCAAAAACTTTCGTCAAAGTTGTCACATTTTTTCTTTTATCGTTCGTCCCCACGTAAAGAAAAATCTTAGATTTTGGATCAAGTTGCTTAGGAATGACTTTAGGCTGCATTCGAATCAAATCAGAAGTATACCAATTCATGGATTGGCACGTGACCCCACGGCGTTCCAATATATTTTTTAAATAATCAAATGGAACAATAACTTTATCAAAACATTTCATTTTTTCAGCAATATCAGGATGAATATCTGTCGTCTCAAACATTGTGTATAAATATTTATTTTTTTCCTTCATCTGCGAAACAATCGAAGGCCAGTGTGCAAAAGTTTCAACAAGTTCAGAAAGAGTAATAGTATCTTCATCTTCGTCTCCAGTTATACCACAGTGGGGACCAAGGAAAAAACGACCCACGACTTTTCCAAACATTTAATTATTTTAGATTTATTTCTCTAAATGGAGCCAATAATCAACCGTCAAATCACGGCGTTCAACAGCACACGCATAGTCCAATCCTTCGAGGGGGCAGGGGACAGTCTCGACCTCCATGTCCTTGATAAGATCCTTACGAACATATGTCAATTCAATGGCGCGGGGGAAATATCCATCAACCCATGGTTGAAGAAGTGCATTATTACCATGGAAATGAACACATACAAAGTCTTCATTCAATTGTCCGAATACATTCTTGAATACTTCTTCCATTTGAATCATATACCCAGCATCCAATGGAAGATGGAATTCCAAAAGAATTTGTGAAAAGTTTTTCAACGTCTCAATTTTAGAGTTGAGAACTCTCCACTCGGCACCTTCAATGTCAATTTGTGCCATCAATTTTTTAGAATCACTGTGTCCGTTGCGCGCAACATGTGTATCAATTGTTCCATACACACGTCCATCCTTATCTTTACCATTTATATCCATGAGACCTTCGTCAAAAAAGTGTATGAAATCGGGTTTATTTGTAATCCCCTTGAAAGGGTCATACACGTAGCAAGGTTTATTAAATTTTTCATGGAATGCTGTTTCAAATGTAATATTATCATCGCATCCATATGAATATAGTGCATCGTAGTCCTCACCCAAATCGGCGACAACATAACCACCATCGCGATGTTCCCCCAATCTAAATTTTTTCAAATTTGTTTTATGGGGTACAACGAGATGTCTCATGGTCTTCATCACATCTAAAAACTTTTTTTCCAACTCCGTCATTATACATTATTAAAGAATTATGTCTCTAATACAACATAATGCAGATTACTGAAATACCAACTACTACTTATGCGATTGAAGTTTGCAATGAGGATCGCGAGTTGTATTCCCTCTTGTCTTTTCTCGTAAAGACCAAAGATTCTGATGATGATATTAATGTTCTTGTTGATTCTGGAAAAGAAACTCCCGAAGTTAAAAAAGTTTTGGAACAATTCAAAGACAGTATAACTGTGTGTCGTCGTGAATTTGATGGTAATTTTTCTGACCATCGGAATTATCACATCGAACAGTGCAAAGGTGACTATATCTTCATGATTGATGCGGACGAAATACCACAAGAGTATTTGATTAAAAACTTCAAACAGGCTCTCGTTGATACTGGCACCGAATTGATGTATATTCCACGAATGAATATTTCACCAGGGTATACTCAAGAATGGTTGAAAAAATGCAACTTCAATGTCAATGAAGTTGGTTTCATCAACTGGCCAGATTTCCAAGGACGTATCTTTAGAAATCGCGAAGGCATTCGTTGGTCTAAGAACCTCCATGAAAGAATTGAAGGTTTCAACAAAGCCATCAGTTGCGAACAAAATCCATTGATTGGGATATGGCATATCAAAACTGTAGAGCGTCAAGACAAACAAGACGCATTTTATAAATCTCTCGCATAGTTTAAAGATTGTAATAGTTAATACTTAAAGATGTGGTGGCCCTTAATGCACACTGCAATCACACCTGAAGATAAATTGAAACTCATAGAATTCATAGCATCGACCGATAAATTTACAAATGGTGAAAAAGTCAAGGAGTTCGAGGATGCCTGGTCAGAATGGCTTGGGTGCAAACACTCCTTATTTGTCACGTCCGGGAGCACTGCTAATTTTTTACTTTTAGCCGCTGCGAAGGAACTCTATAATATTCCAAATGGTTCGAAGGTTTTGGTTCCTGCGTGCACATGGGTCACAAATGTGGCTCCAGTGTTTCAGTTGGGTTTGGAACCTGTTTTTGTCGATATTGATTTTAAAACATTTAGTTTTGATGTGACGACATTGCCCGATGAGGACATTAAAATTGTTTTCATTACCCACTTATTGGGTCTCAACGCACCCGTCGAAGCATTGAAGGAAAAGTATCCAAATGCCATATTCTTGGAAGATATTTGTGAATCACACGGATTGATGGATGCTAACGGGGACAAGAGAGGACGGGGGACAGGCAGCACCTTCAGTTTTTACTATGGTCATCATATGACAACTGTTGAAGGTGGTATGGTGTGCACGGATGATGATAATTTGTATGAACTCATGCGATTGAAAAGAAGTCACGGTATGGCTAGAAATCTTTCACCAAAAAATTATGAATACAACATTAAAATGTTCTCTGATATTGACCCTCGTTTCTTGTTCCTCACCGATGGCTACAACTTTAGAAGCACAGAGTTTAACGCCGTCATCGGATTGGAACAATTGAAGAGATTGGATGAGAGTATTGCTATTCGCCGTAAAAATTATAAATATTTCTTGGACAATTTGGATCCGAATAAATTTTATGTTCCACCCTACGATGAAGGAAATAGTAGTTTCTGTTTCCCATTCATCTGTCATTCCAAGGAGGACAAAAACAAATTGTCAAAAATACTGGATACATTGGACGTCGAAACGCGACCTGTTGTTGCGGGTAATTTACTCATCCATCCATTTTTGGAAAAGTGGAAGAACAGCGTTGAAGTTCCAAATGCTACTCTTTTGAATGATTGTGGATTGTATATTGGAAACAGTCAATTTGTAAATACTGAAATGATACATAAAGTTTTTAGTGTAATTAATGATAAATGGTAAAACTTCTTTTAAATCATATGGGCATTGGTGATGCCATCATGCTTAACGGCATGGTGCGTCACTTTGCAGAAACTGAAAAGGTTATTGTTGTTGCCAAGACGTGTCATGAAATTTTGATGCGTTTCATGTATCGCGATTTGGGCGACCAGGTGGATTTTATTTTTGTTGAGACGACAAATCCTCGTTATGTTTGGATGGCTGTTATGGACTATAAGACTAAATACCCAGATATTGAAATCATTCCCCTCTCGACATATGGTTTGGATGATCATACATGGGCTGATCTTACACAAACAGAAGGTAAATCAAACTGGTCAGCCGTTGTATATCACCAGGCCCATGTTCCTCTTGAATACATGCGGTCAAAGTTCAAACTTGTGAGAGATAAGTCAAGAGAACTTTTACCACCCGATACACCATATATCTTTGTTCATGATGACCCCGAGCGAGGGCGAACCATTGATGTTGAGACGGAGTATGATATTTTCAAGCCTCACAGTAAAGTCACTAATTTGAAGGAAGAATATTTTGAATCTAATGTTCCTAATATTTTCGATTACATTTCAATCATCGAGAATGCGAAGGAGGTGCATTGTATGAATTCGAGTTATAATTGGTTTATTGAATTGATGCAACTCGGCAAAAAGGAAACAAACTTCTTCCATACCACGGTCGCCCATAAATATTATTCTCCTTCGATTGTTAAACAAGTCTTTTCCGATGATGTTTGGACTTTTGTAGATTAAAGTTTAGACTTTTAATAAACATAATGATTACTATACTTCCCCACCTTGGTCTTGGTGATCAACTCGTTTTAAATGGTCTCGTTCGTCATTTCGCAGAAAGTGAAAAGGTTATTACTTTTGCAAAAAGATGTCACTATCCCTCGGTCTCCTTCATGTACAGAGACATACCTGACCGCGTGCAGGTTATACCCCTTGATAAATTTACGACGGATGAAATGATGGAACATGTAAAAGGTCGTGTTTTACCATTAGGTGTTCATGGTATTCCTCCACCTGTTTTTTCAAAATTAGTTGTTGGTGAATATAGTCAATATATTAATTGGGTATGTATGCTTTACATTCAATCTGGTTTGCATCCAAATACTATGTATAGAAAATTCAAAGTTGTTCGCGACACCGAAAAAGAATTCACTCCCCCCACTGTTCCATATGTTTTTGTTCATGATGATAAACAAAGAGGTCGTGAAATAAAAGTTGACACTGAAAAATTAATATGTCGTCCTCAAAGTTCTACGCTTTTACCTGATGGTTCATATCAATTTGATGATTTTAACATTTTCGATTATTTGAGTGTAATTGAAAATGCAAGTGAAAGACACATGATGAATTCAAGTTTTAATTGGCTTGTTGAAATAATGGGTATTGGTGATAAGACGACTAATTTTTTTCATTTGAATGTTGGTGCACATGATTATTTCCCACCTGAAAATACAAAGACACTTTGCACAGATGACCTGTGGACACTTGTTGAGAACGTTTAATAACTTTTTTCTTCAATAATATCTGAACCAGTTTCAAGATTAATTTGTTTTTTGACTTCTGCTCTTTTATCATTAAACTTATATACCATTCTCGCCTTTTCAATAAATTCTTCATCAAATGTATTGAGATCTTCGAGTTTTCTGAGACGTTCTTCCACGTCCCAAATAACTTCATTAATCTTTTTGAGTTGTGGTTTATGTTCAGTTTCAAATTCCAATTGTCTTAGAACATCCAATTCATATTTTACATTGACAAGTCTCTCTTGATTTGTAATTCTTTCCATTTTTATTTCCAATATAGTAATTTTATCAATCAATTCACCCTTTGATATGTCGACAAGCATATTTAAAGAATACACACCCTTTTTCTTTAAATGGTTTCTCGTGCGGCCATAGTCACTGGTCCCACGGGTCAAGATGGTTCTTATTTATGTGAATTCCTACTCGGTAAGGGATATGATGTCAAGTGTTTGATTCGTCGGTGCACCTATCCCCTCGCCAGTAGTAATTTGAAGGTGAAGCACGATGCGTTGAAGATTTACGAGGGTGATGTATTGGATCAACCCATCATCAACAAGATGGTGAACGATTGCGACAAATATGATGTTGTTGAAATTTACAACTTGGCGGCACAGAGTCACGTCGGTGTGTCCTTCAACTGTCCAAAATATACTTTTGAAGCGAACACCCTCGGCATCTTGAACATTTTGGAAAGTGTTCGTCAGCACAAGACACCTGAAAAGTTCCGTGTGTATCAGGCATCAACTTCTGAAATGTTCGGCAAGGTTCAGGAAATTCCACAAAAGGAAACGACGCCTTTTTACCCACGTTCTGTCTATGGCGTATCAAAGTTGGCTGCGCATTGGTTGGTTAAGAATTATCGCGAATCATACGGAATTCACGCGTCGGCAGGGATTTTATTCAACCATGAGAGTCCGCGACGTGGGTCTGACTTTGTCACCAAGAAGATTATTCAATCTTTGAAGAGTATCTTCAGTGGTGAGAGCGAAGTATTGGAACTTGGGAATTTGGATGCCCAACGCGATTGGGGTCACGCACGGGACTACATTGAGGCGATGTGGATGATGCTTCAACAGGATGTTCCAGATGACTATGTTGTCGCTACTGGGAAGACATATACAGTTCGTAATTTTGTGGAAATGTCATTGGAAAAAATGGGTAAGTCCATTCGTTGGGAAGGTTCAGGTGATAATGAAGTTGGGTTTGTAGATGACAAACCAATTGTTCGTGTATCAAAGGAATTTTACAGACCATGTGAAGTTGATTTGTTGGTTGGTGATGCCGAAAAAATCAAAAACATTGGATGGGTTCCAAAGCATGACATTCACACTTTGATTGATGACATGATTACAAATTAAAATCTGAATTAATTATAAAATGGCGATCGAAGTGCCTGTTATGTATGCAGGTATATTGGTCATCTTGGTTGCAGCCTATACGGTGATGGCTGTTCAAGCGAAAAATGCGCATCAAGCGTGTGAGACTGTCAAGGGGACAGCAAAAGATGAAAACTATAGACGATATTGGACATATACCATTTTAATATTGTCGTCAATCGCGGGTGCTTTCGGTCTTCTTTCATTCGTTCAGGCTGATGGTCCAATATTGGTTCAGATGGTTGCATTGATGTGTGCCGTTGGTGCTATATTGTATGCTGACACAATCCGTGAATGCGATGTCCCACTTGAAGGCGAAGAGAAAGGCACCTTCATGGAACAGGTGAAGATGAACAATGGTATTAAATATACATTTGCATTTTTGTTTATTGCCTTAGTGAGTTATAAGATAGGTCAAAGATATGCTCCTTCTGTGGCTACAAATCAGGTTCTTGAGTAATTTCAATTGGTTTTGTGCCATTAAATACAATTTCTCTTTGAATGAGTAGGCTCAGGACATATGTTTCTAATGCTATACTCAAGGATGCGACACTCGCACCGACATTATCGCCTTCTCTGACCTGTGTGTAAAGCCAGACGAGCGAACCCGCAATACTTAACAAGAGATACCGCATGGATACATTGGATATATCTTTCTTATCCAGAACATCTCTATATCTCTCAACAATTTTGAGTGCTGCGACGGATAAACCAATTAATGTAAGGATACGGACTTCCTTCATTTTTTAATATTAGTTAATATAAAAAATGAAGGGACTATTGTTGGAAAAATCTGACAAAATTGATACTAAGAGTATAATGGCTTTTTATTCAAATTTGGAAAAGAAGTACAAACATGAAGGTGGTATAACTAAGGAAAACTTGTGTTCATTTGTGATGTCGATCTTCTCTGAAGTCAATAAGTACAAGAAACTGACTGAAGATGAACGCAAAGAAATTATCATTGCGATTGCCAATAAATTCATTCGCACATTGGAGGAGGGTGATGTTGACAGCGACATTGAAATCTTGTTGATGTCGCTTGTGCCCAATTTGGTGGATAGTGTTTTCTTTACAATCCGCTCCTCTAAGATGTTGAAAAAGTTTTTGTGTTGTGGAAAAGTGGAATAAGGACACTATTCTAAGATATAATAGAATGAAGTTCCCTGAACTCCAATATATGGTCAAACACGGCATCTACACTGTCCAACAACTCCACGAAAAGCATGTCATCAAGAATACAAAACTTCACAAGGAGTGTAAGACCTGTGCGTATGTTCATGATGAAACTGATTGTTTGAATTGCCATTTAAAAAGTAGAAGCGTTCCAAAAGTATAATACAATGGGTCATTGCTACGTTACGAGTTTCATGTGTAAGTCTCAGTTGAAAGGGATACGCCCATGATGCGGTTGTGAGTAATTGTCACTGCTGTGCAGAACGACGATTACTTCAAAAACTTCGTCATGAGTTTAATAAGACGAGAATAAATAAAAGTCAATTCTCAAAATGGATACATCGAAAATATGGAAGAATGATTATTTGGAGACCTCGGGCAGATGGGTCCGTCGGAACATCCATTCCTTGTGTGCTATGTCGTCGCGCGATTGAAAAAAATAATATTCGTTGGGTTGCCTACGATGGGGAAAAATGGGTGGATAGTGTGAAGTGTCATCATCTACCTATTTCAAGGCCTACGAGTAAACAAGCAAGAGTTTTAGGATTTTGTTTTAACAATCAATCCTAAGGCTGTTTCTAAATTATTCTGATCCCTCTTCAAAGGTTTATTCCTTTTTAGTTTGAGGGTTTCATTTGAACCAGATGCGTTCTTTATTTCATTTAACTTTTTCGTATTTGAAATATGGGACACAAGTCTTTCGGGAATATCTTCCTTTACTATTGGTTTTGCTATACCTGGATCTTTCGTGCTATTTGCTCTAAATTCTTCTATGGTCAGGGGGCCCCCGAACTGTTTTAACATTTGTCTCTTCGGTGCCATACGCACCGAACCTATGGTATTATACATTCTTCGTCGCATTGTAATTATATTACCACTTATAATGCTTCCTTTGATGTCTGAATATTTATCTATTGCATATGCTTTGACACAACTCCAAGAACAGAAGTGTCCCTCGGTGATGAACTTATTTCTCAATTCGTCGTGATAATATGGCATAGCCAAGGATTCACCTTCGAATGTGTGACAACACCACCAGCACCAAGTTTCCATCTACCTTTATATATGTAATTCTCTTTAAATAGTATTATCGTCTTCTTGACATAACCAAAATTATAATCAATAACATAAATGCAATCACACCAATACCAATACCCGCCTTAGCCCCAGTTGATAAACCAGTGCCCTCATCTTCCTTATCTGAGGCAGGGGTGTCCGACGAAGAAGGTGTTCCACGTCGTGCGGCCGCGGCGGGCGTTCCAACAGGTGCCGCGGCAGGACCTGATGTTCCATCTCCTGCATCCGCTGGTGCAACATCGGTGGCCGATGTCCCCGTGTTAGGCGCAGGGTTACTCGCGTTCTGTTTACAGGTATTTTCCATATCTGAATCTGTAGCCTGACCGTATCGGGCTTGTATAGAACAAATTTGAAGCGTTGATGGACACCCAACCATCGCATTCTTTGGAACGAACACATCACTCCCAGTCGCAGTCGCGCAGAAATCACAGTGCTTCTTATTGAGATAAAACCTAAAAGCTTCGGGCGTAACGAGACCTCGCATACCAGAGAGTTGTTCATATACAATATCACATCCAGCAACATTGCTATTTACATTATTATCATCAGTCATGGAACCACACATATTTGGTTGTTGCATAGAATTGTAACACCCACACCAGTTTTCTTCGGGGTGTTTTTTACAGTAGTTTATACCCAAAGCAGTGTAATTATCTAAACCGAGATTGTTTGACGTGCATACCTCCTCTCTGAAATCAAATGTGTTGTCTCTCAAAGCACAGAACTGTCTCGCATTTTCTTCGGTAAAACCAATATCGAAACATCTTTTTCTGTCCGTGCCAACCACATCCAATAAATTTTCTGGATCAGCACAATGTTTTCCAACGAGTTCTTCGTAAAGACCTCGTCGGGGGCTCGCCGCGGGTTCCTTTGTGTCTTGAATAGTTGCATCGAGTTGTTTAAGAAGGGGTAAAAGTTTTTCTTTATCAGTTGGATATTCACAACTTAATCTATCTTTAGCATCCCAATATATTTTACCACCTAAACAAGGATCACCTTTGTATTCTTCATTCAACATAATAGTTTCAGATTTGCGGTCGCTCTCTCTCAAACGATCCGCATTACCTTGACCGAAACGGTTGTCCAAACCAGTTAATTTATTCATTCGGTAAATATAATGTGTATTCGAATCACGATTCGGAACATCACGGAATTCTATGTTTGTTATTTGATTGGTTGCACCATATGAATCGAGTTCTTTTATTTCACCATCACTGACAATAATACCATCTTTTTGACTATCATTCCACAAAATAGCCGTTTTGAAATTCTTCGCACAATTGAATACTTTCACGGAACCAATTCGTCCCTTATCTATATCTCTAAAGTCAGTTGTAGAATAATATGTAGCATTCCAATGATTGAAATCCGCAAATTCATACACTTCTACACGACACGCATCTGGGTCAGTAGGGGCGGGTGCCTCTCTATTGACATTATCATCTTTTTTACGGGCAGTATATCTTTTACCCAATCCGTGTTGTTGTCCAGACCAATATCCTCTATCCAATACTTCACAAAATCCAGAATTTGTCTCAAAGTTGAAAGACATACAACGATTACCACCTAGAGCTTGACGAACTTCATCCGTATTATTTATACATTTGTAAGCACAGTCCTCACGACCAGTAGCTGGAATGCCTACTCTTTTACAATCACCAGGCACCGCTGAACACGTTGCTTTACGTTTTGTTTTTCCATGAAAGTAATTACCAGTCTGGTCTGGAGAGACTGTGTATTTAGCATCGTACTGCGTCGCTGGTGCAGCCGCAGTTTCAGCCATGTCTTAATAATTACAAAGATTTTAATATTTCATCCAAAGTCGCCCGGTCATTTTTCATCGCCGCCTTCATCACATTCTTGATGACATCCTTATCGTCTGTAATATCCTGAAACTTCGCTACAACATTAAACTTGACCGCCTCAAGTGTCGTCTTATTTTCATCCATGTATTTTGTGACGTTACGCTTCAACGCCTCCTTGTCCGTCTTTTCGGCTTCGAGAAAACTTACATTTTTCAACCCGCGAATAATAACGAAAAAGAGCACGATAGTAAGCACAGCTATGAGCCACTGAGGGAGTTCCTTGAGAAAAGCAGTCTTCGCCATTTTATATTTTATGTTTATATTTTTTTCTTGACTAATTTCAAATGGTGTGTATCCTTGGCATGGGCTCCTGTGGTAATAAACAGGAGGTCAAGAAGAAATTTAACATAGACGTCATTACAAAAAATGTTTTTAGTCAAGTCTCAAAAAACTCACAAAAAGTTTCAGCAACAAACACGAATATTGCAGCTATGAATATTAAGATTGGTACAGCAAACAAATGTCCCATCACTACTCTTCAGACCATCGAATCAAGCACGACTGCCGAGGCATCCATGATCATCACTGAAATGTCCAAGGTTGCCAGTAATGTTTCAAACGATCTCCAGCAAGCGGCGATGGATGAACTCAATGCCAAGGGTGGGTGGTTCTCAACTACTGAAAATAAACAAAAAACAGAAACCGAAGTAAAAACGGCAATCAAAAATATTACTGAACGAACATTTTCTTCTGAAAATGTTCAGAATATTGTGGCCAAGGCCTTCAACATTGAAGGTGCGAATTTGTATATTGAACATTGTACAGAATCACCAATTGATATGACTCAAGACATCACATCTGCGGTTGCTGCGACAGCCATGATGGATAATCTTGTTGAAAACATTATCAAGGATGAAACATTAAATAAAATTGTTCAAGATTTGAACACAAAGGCAACGGCTACAACGGAGGGGCCAATTGATGCTGTTTCTGGTTTTTTTAGCAATAATAAATGGCTCACAATGGTGTGTGGAATAGTATGTTGTGTATTCCTCATCGTCGTGCTTTACATCGCGCTCTCACCAGGTGGCCAGGAAGCCATCGCTGCCGCACCACAAGCGGCTGCTGCATCGCGTTAGTAGTTAAAGAATTAGATTTCTTTAAATATAATGATTTTGTCAATAGATGTTGGCATTGTCAATTTAGCAATGGTTCTTTTAGATGAAAATTCAAATAAAATTGTTGAATGGTCTGTCGGAGGCGTTCCCATGGAATCGAGTCAAGGACTTTTCAAGAATATGGTGGATTATTTAGATACACTCTCGTGGACACTTGACGCGGATATTGTGTTAATAGAAAAACAACCCGGTCAAAATAAAAAAATGAAATCCGTAGAATATTTATTACACACGTACTTTCTTGTAAAAAATAAAAAGGCTGAAGTCATTATTTATGATGCTAAATTTAAAATTCCTGACATTGTAGGTTCTGGTAAAGTGCAATACAATAAAAGAAAAAAGGCAGCCATTGAGAGATGTCTCGCATTTATTGAATCAAATACAGTGAATAGTCACTGGGTTGAATTCTTCAAATCCCATAAAAAGAAGGATGATCTTTCGGATGTTGTCATGCAGGCTTTAAGTTTTATTCCATCAAAGGATAAAAAGATTACAAAGAAAAAGGAAAAGAAGGTTGTCGCAAGAAAACCAAATCAAAATCAAAGAGAATCTAAATATTCTAAATCGAATTTGGCTTGGATGTTTAAAAATACAAAGGATGTAGAAACTCTACAAAAGGATAAAAGATTTATGAAGGATCTTAAAAGATACTACAAATCCATTGATGAACTCATTCACGACATTTCATAGTAATAGACCAAATTGGTCTAGGT